CGGTATGGATGGGATCTCTGCCAGCCCTTATCGGATGGGTTATCAGCTGATTAACCGAGTGCGTGGTCTCATCCAGCCGTATTCAAGTCCAGCATCACTGGTGGGCTAATGGCCGCAATAAGTACCTTACGTGGCACGCTAGCAACCGCACTTGCTAATGCAGGCGTGTGGTCTACCTTTGCATTCCCGCCAGCAACTCTGCTCGCAAACAGCGTGGTAGTCACCCCATCGGATCCCTACATAATTCCAAACAATAACAGTCAGACAGGCATTTCACCTTTGGCTAATTTTAAGATTTTAATAACTACACCTGCATTTGACAATCAAGGCAACTTGCTAGGCATGGAAAATTTTATTGTGGCAGTAGTAACCAAACTAGCGGCATCAACCCTGGTTTACAACATATCAAGTGTCTCCGCTCCAGCTATAACCAATGCAGCTAGTGGAGATTTATTAACATCAGAAATAACTGTATCAATCCTAACGAGCTGGAGTTAAAATGAGTACACACGAAGAAGACTTAGCCTTCTTGAAGAAGACAGGCCAAATTGCAAGCGCACCAAAACCAACTGCACAAACAAAGAAAGACGAGGAATAACAATGGCAATCTATTTAAATAATAACGTAGGTGTTAAGTTGGCTACCAATGCGGCCCCTACAGTACCTTCAATCGACATTAGCTCATACGTAACTAATGCCGTAATCAATCAGATCGTTGATGAGTTGGAAGTAACTGCTATGGGCGACACAGCACATAAGTTTGTTGCAGGTCTACAATCAGCGACATTCAGCATCGACTTTATTAATGACTGGGCAGCAGCTGCAGTCAATGAGACACTTAGCGCAGCCTTTGGCAAGACCTTATCAGTATCAGTTATCACTGTTAAAGGCACTGCCGTATCAGCTACAAACCCAACTTACCAATTCTCAATCCTGGTAAATAACCTAACCCCAATCGGTCAAGGTGGCGTGGCTGAAATTGCAACATCAAGTCTGTCCTTTACAGTAAACTCCGCAGTAACAGTGTCATCATCGGTGGCATTTTAATTAAGGAGTAACAATGGCAAAGCTAAAGATAACAAGGGCTAATGGTGAAGTATCAGAACACAAGATCACACCAGGTGTCGAGTACGCTTTCGAGTTAAAGTACGGATCAGGAATTAGCAAAGTCCTGCGTGAACACGAGCGCCAAACAGAGATATTTTGGCTGGCTTATGAATGCTTACGCAGGGCTGGCGCACAGATACCTTTATGGGGATCAGAGTTTATAGACACTCTAGATACTGTCGAGGTATTAGACGAAGAAAAAAAATAATACAGCGGGATTCAATCCTTTACAGCATCGCACAGTTAAGCGTAGAGACTGGGATACCGCCTAAAGAGTTTATTGATATGGACACGGATATGTATAAAGCCATTATACAAGTCCTAACCGATAGAGCTAAGGAGATCAAAAATGCCAGTCGTGGTAAACGGCGTTAGAGAGTTCCTAAAGGCTATTGATGAGATAGACGAAGATATGTATAAAAACGTTAGGGCAAGCCTTAAAGCACCAATGTTGAAGACTGCTAACAAGGCTAAACAATACTTGCCTGCTAATCAAAATGTTTTAAGTGGCTGGCTTAAACAAGCGCCACAGCAACCAGGCCAACGCAGACCATTCCCTGCCTATGACCAACAGACTGCACAATCAGAGATTAAATACAAATTAGGCCCTAATAAGAAAAACAAAAAAGGTTATAGCGTTTACAATTATGTATCTAATGAATCTCCAGCTGGTGCTATTTATGAAACTGCAGGTCGCAAAACTTCTGGACAAGGCGGCGCATCATTAAACCCTAATGCTGGCATCCAATTTATAGCTGCATTACCAGGCGTAGAAGATGCAACTATGGCAGGGTCAGTAGGCCGCAGAGGTCGCAAAAATAAAGGCCGTGCTATTTTTAAAGCCTGGAAAGAAGAACAAGGCGATGCGTATAAGAACATTGAAAAAGCCATTAACGATGCAGTCTTTGCTTATTACAAAAAACTACCTTTAGAGAAAAAAACTCAGGTATTAGGATTTTACAAAGAGCGATCAGCTCGTGGATTTAAGGGGTTGTAACTGTGCCTACTTTAGTAGTATCCGCACTTAGCACCTTTGATAACAAAGGATTAAAAAAAGGCAAGAAAGAAGTATCAGCATTTGAGAAACAAATTAAAAGTTTTGGCAAAGTATTTGCTGGAGTGTTTAGCGCCACAGCATTACTTAATTACAGCAAGAAGGCCGTATCTGCATTTATGGCTGACGAAAAGGCTGCCAAGGCTTTAGAGTTACAGCTTAAAAATACTGGCTTTGCATTTGCAGCACCATCTGTTGAATACTACATAGCCAATTTACAGAAGACTACTGGCGTATTAGACGATCAACTACGCCCAGCTTTCCAACAATTATTGACAGTTACTGGATCTGTTACTCAGAGCCAAGACGCATTATCTACAGCTTTAAACATAAGTGCAGCTACAGGTAAATCACTCACAGAGGTCAGCGCAGCTTTAACACGTGGCTTTAGTGGCAACACTACAGGGCTTAGTAGATTAGGCGCAGGCATAAGCAAGGCCACATTAAAGACCGGCAACATGGAAAAGATTATGGCCGAACTTAATCAGAAGTTTGCGGGCCAATCAGCAGCTAGATTAGATACTTATGCTGGCAAAATGGATTTGCTTAAAGTAGCAAGTGCTGATGCTTCTGAAATTATTGGAAAAGGTTTATTAGATTCTTTGCAATTATTAGCCAAAGATAATTCTATAGAAGAACTTAGTACGGCTATGACTGATCTTGCAACCGATATAGCAGATGCTACTTACGGGATGGCTTTACTCATTTCTAAAACTAAAGAATTTTTAGGTTTACAGGGAACAAGTAAAAATTTAGGTGGTCCATTAAGTTTTATACCAGTATTAGGACCTTATTTAGAAACATTAGCAAAGGCTGGAAACAAAGAACGCAATAAGCCTGCCTCTAATTTTACTTATAGTTTAGGCACAAGTTCCACCAAGGACATTGAACGAGCAAACAAATTATTGAAAGAAAAAAACAAATTAGAAGCCGATGCAATAGCAAAATTAAAGGCTAAAACAGAAATAGATAAACTCAAAGATAAGTTTGATTTGGAGCGCATTGGCTTAATGGTTGCACTTAATGCTGCCACCGATGAAGAGACTAAATTACGAATTAAGGCACAGTTAGCAATTCTAGACAATAACGAGGCGTTGGCTAAGAAGTATAACGCAGAATTAAACGCCAAAACCGCTACCGATTTGTTAGCCTCAGCTACATACCAAGCTGCCGCTGCTTTAACTAACTTTGGCCCCGCACTATTTGATGCTTTAGGTAATATGACTGGTAGGGGTAAAAATCAAATAGCACCATTTGAGACTTATTACAACGTGCCACAAGGTACAACTAATCAACAATCACAGACTGCCACTGGTGGCACGCCAACAGTAGGCGTAACAGTAAACGCTGGCACTATAGTTACTGATCAACAATTAGAATCTGTTATCCAGCAAAACGTATTGCAGTTATTAAAGTCAGGCAATAAATTACTACCAGCGGGATCTCTCAACTAATGGCCGTACCAACAATCAATGCCATAATTAACTTCAGCACTGGCCCTGCCACTGCACAGGCTATGCAGTTAGATATTGGCATACTAGGTACAAACGTATTAGCAGATGCTGTAGCTGTAATCGTTGATGTATCTGATCGTGTAAACCTAGTGCAAACATCTACTGGCCGTGATGCTTTAGTAGATCAATTCCAAACGGGCCGACTTACCTTACGCATAGTAGATCAGAATGGCGATTTTAATCCAACTAACCCAGCAGGGCCTTATTACGGCCTACTGACACCGATGAAAAAGGTGCAGATAACTGCTAACTACAATGGCAACACGTATCCAATCTTCTCAGGCTTTATTACATCCTATGTAAACACTCAGCCAAAAGATGCAACAGAAGTTGCCTACACAACCATTCAAGCTGTAGATGCGATGAGGCTTGCCCAGAATGCACAAATATCTACAGTCACAGGTGCTAGTGCTGGCGATCTATCAGGCACACGTATCAATGAGATACTAGATGAAATTGCGTGGCCAGCCTCAATGCGTCAAATAGATGCAGGTCAAACTACATTACAGGCAGACCCAGGCACAGCACGTACATCTCTAGGTGCTATGCAGACTGTGGCCGATTCAGAGTATGGCGCTATCTATGTAGACTTTGATGGATCATTTGTATTTAAGGATCGCCTAACAGCTACCGCATCAATAGGTGGCACGCCCACACTCTTTGCCGATGATGGCACTGGTATTTCTTATGCCAACGCTATGTGGAAACTAGATGATACTTTAATCTTCAACTCAGCCCAGATTAGCCGTGCAGGTGGCTCACCACAATCTGCTAGCAATCAACCATCCATTGACAAATATTTTATCCATTCATATAACTTGCAGGATCTTCTAATGCAGACCGATGCGGTAGCCCTAGATTATGCCCGTGCTTATGTAGCATCTAGAGCTGAGACAACCATCCGATGCGATGCCATCGAACTGGATCTATACACCACTAATTACGATGCAGGCATACTTGCTGCCCTAGACCTAGATTTTTTTGACCCAATTACAGTTATTACAACCCAGCCAGGGGGATCTCAGCTAGAGAAAACCTTGCAGATTTTTGGCGTAGCAAACACCATTACACCTAATTCCTTTAGGACAGTGTTTACAACGCTAGAACCTGTCATAGATGGGTTTATACTAGGCAACGTAGATTACGGGGTCTTAGATCAGAACGTCTTATCTTACTAAGGAGAAATTATGCCAACCTGGCCAGGCACGACTGGTGATGTAGTTACCAGCACAATGTGGAATGGACTTCCAGCATTCACAGTACAAACTGCTAAAACAGTAGATTACACAGCTACAACTGGTGATGAGTATCAACAACTTATTCCAATGAATAAAGGTACTGCTATTGCATTTAAATTACCAACAGATGCTTCATATGACTTTGCTGTAGGTACAGTTATCACAGTATTAAATATCGGTGCAGGTACTTGCACAATAAGCGCAGTAACACCTGGCACAACAACAGTATTAAGTGCTGGTGCCACAGCGGCATCACCTACTTTAGCTCAATATAAATCAGCAGCCTGTATTAAAACTGCTGCTAATGCTTGGTATGTAATAGGAGCGATTGCATAAATGTTAAACATTACAGCCGCATTTAATAACGCAAGCCCACCTAAACCTGCTTTAGTTGTTGATTATTTAGTTTTAGCAGGCGGTGGTGGTGGTGGTGTATTAGGCGGTGGTGGTGGTGCTGGTGGAATGCGCTGCACAGTCGATGGTACTGGTGGTAGTGGTTCTTTAGAAACAGCATTAACTTTAACTGCCTCTACAAATTACACAGTAACAGTTGGAGCAGGTGGAGCAGCTGGCACTGCTGGTGGTAATGGCGTTGTAGGAAGTAATTCAGTATTTGCAACAATTACAAGTACTGGCGGTGGTTATGGCGCTGGAGATACTGCTAGCCCTGGTGGAAATGGTGGATCAGGTGGTGGTGGTGGAAACAACAGTAATGGTGGAAGCGCATCACCAAGCGGACAAGGTTTTGCAGGTGGCAATAAAGCAGGTGCTGGAGGATCTAGCGGCGCAGGTGGTGGTGGCGCAGCAGTTGCAGGAAGCAACAGTTTTGTTGGCTTAGATGTCAATGGCGGTAATGGTGGAGATGGTAGAGCCACATCAATTACTGGTTCATCAATAACTTATGCAGGTGGTGGCGGTGGCGGAGCCCGTAAAGATGCAGGTGGCTCACCAGTAAGAACAGGTGGAGTAGCGGGTGCAGGTAATGCTGGAAATGGTGGCGCAACAAACGGAGCCGCAGTCGCTGGTACAACAAATAAAGGTGGCGGTGGTGGTGGTGGAAGTTATAGTGGAAGTTATAACGCAGCGGCTGCTGGTGGTTCTGGTGTATTAGTTTTGAAATATCCAGACGCTTATATAGCCACATTTAGTGGTGGCGTAACAGCATCAACAACCTCTAGTGGTGGATATAAAGTTTCAACAATAACTGCAGCAGGTGTATCAGACACAGTGAGTTGGGCATAATGGCACATTACGCATATTTAGATAATGACAATGTAGTAATAGCGGTAATTGTTGGCAAAGATGAATCTGAATTAATTGATGGGTTAGATACTGAAAGTTACTACGAATTAGGCACTAACTACACAGTCAAACGGACATCATATAATGGCAACATTCGCAAGCAATTTGCTGGTATTGGATATTATTATAATTCAGTTGCTGACGTCTTTATAGCACCACAGCCTTACGTATCTTGGACACTTGATGATAATTATGACTGGCAACCAGCAACACCTAGACCTGAAGGCAAATGGTCTTGGGATGAAAACACATTAAGTTGGATTGCAATTGAAGCCTAAACTATGTGCAGCTGGTGTGCAGTTAAGAGATCAAGTTGATACGTGGTTTCCAGATAGGCGTACTGCCAGTGATGGGTGGGTGGGCGATAGCCGTCACTCCGCCAGAAAATCAGATCATAATCCAGACACCTTTGGGTGGGTCCGAGCAATTGATATTGATTCTAGCCTGGGTTCATCCGAGGGGATCAGTGCTTATCTGGCTGACCAAATCCGAATCGAAGCGAAAACCGATAAACGCATATCTTACGTCATCCACAATCACCACATCGCTTCCAAGTTATTAAATTGGAAATGGCGTAGATACAAAGGCATAAACCCACACACAAAACACATTCACATAAGCTTTACAAAGTTAGGCGACCTAAACAGCGCAGAGTTCGATATACCACTACTAGGGGGCAAGTTATGAATATGAAAAATCCATACGTACTAACACTAGGCGCATTCTTATCTGCCTGGGCAGCATCCAATTTCGCAGCAGATTATCGCTCTATTCTTTGGGCATTACTAGCTGGTGTCTTTGGGTATGCAACTCCGAAGAAATGAGTCCAGCAGAATGGGCATCCTTTGGCGCTGGCGTTATCGCCGTGCTATCAGGCGTGCTAATCGGATTACGTTTTCTAGTTAAAGGCTGGCTTAATGAGTTACGCCCGAATGGTGGCTCTAGTATGAAGGATCAATTAACAAGACTTGAACAGCGTGTTGATGATCTCTTTGTCTTAATCAG